AAACCGTAGATATTGCTGTCGGGGCCACTACTGCCGCAAGCACCAAGACCGTCAATATCGGTACGACTGGCGTATCTACTTCCTGAGCCCTTAACAACAAGCCGAGTTTCATCTCCTGACCAAATCGTTGCACTAGGAGTAACCCCCAAGCCAAGGTTGCCTGCGCTGTCTAGGCGCATCTTTGAGGAACCACCAGCAATAAAGCTAAGGTCAGTTGATGCAGTGGCTGCTACGGGGATTCCATCAATTCCAGCCGCGCTGTAGTTGTCAAATAACCGCAGTTTTGCGCCGTTAGACGTTGAGGGGCTGTATGCAGCAATAGCCGTTCCAGTTCCACCATCGGTTTGAACAGCTAATTTACCGTAGCTTGAAGGCGAACTCGTCCCAATGCCCAGCCCTGTGCTGGTTAGGCGCATTTGTTCGGCGTTGGCTGTAAAAAATGTCAGATATTGATCATTTAACCCAATTTGGCGGTTACTCCCACCATCACGAAAATACACAAGACCGCCTGCCGCATGCGTAATGTTTAAGGTGGAATTCGTAGCATCAGTAAAAGTTGCTGATGTACCGGCTGCGCTACCTTGAACATACAGCTTCGTCCCATCAAACGTCAGCGCCGTACCCGTGGTGAGCACTTTGGAGCCGTTGAGGTAGGGCACTCCGTTGGCTGTGCCGCCTGAGAATGTGCCGGTGCCAGAGAAGGTCAGGTCAGTAAAGTTGCCGGTATTTGCTGTGGTGGCACCTACAGTGCCTGTTAGCGGGCCTGACAAAGAAGTGGCAGAAATAGCAGAGCCTGTTTCCTTAGCAAGAGGAATGCCTCCAGCGGTAGCTCCGTCATGAACAACAACAGTGTTCTTAGTGGTGTCTACAGTTAGCTCTGCGCTAGCCCCTGTAAATGAAGCGTGTTGAGCAGTTGTGCCTTTACGGCGTTGAACTTGAGTTGACATATTTTTCCTTTAAGGGACAGAACCGTAATCGGTGGAGAAAGTTAGGACAAAATCTGTAATGAAGCCGAAGTCATAAATGGTGCTTGCTACATCAAAGCCTACAGAGGCATATTGTTGAGCATTTGTAGCACTTAAGGCAGCAGAAATAGAACTAGAAGAAGCACTTGCAGCAGCAACTTGCGAAGCAGCTACAGCACTAGAAATAGCAGTTGTTCCATCATAAATCTCTAAAGCATTGTTAGCAGCTGTCGTTGCGTTGTCAGCACTAATTTCTGCTGCATTGGCAAAGCTAGAAGAAGAGGCAGCGCTGTTTGCTGCATTGCTTGCACTGATACTTGCTTCAGAGGCTTTAGTTGTTGCTGTGGCAGCAGAAGCAGCGGCGTTATCTGCTTGGGTAGAGGCTGTAGCTGCGCTGTTTGAAGCGTTTGTGGCACTGGTAGAAGCACCAGAAGCATTAGAAGCTGCTGCTGTTGCGCTGTCTGCTGCGTTGGTAGCTGCTGTGCTTGCTGTGGCAGAATAGCCTGCAATGGTTGCTACGCTCTCAGAGGCTGTGGTTGCTGAAGCAGCAGCAGCAATGGCTGAAGCACTTGCGTTAGATGCTTGTGTAATGGCTGTGTTTCTGTAGGCTCCTGAGCTTGCGGCAGCGTTTACAGAAGTTACAGCGCTTGCAGCAGCCTGTGTAGCAGAGTTCTGAGCAATGGTTTTAGCATTATTTAAATCAGTAACACTGCCATAAATAGACAAAGCACTTGCCACTGAAGCAGCAGCCTCAGAAGCCTTCGTCGTAGCCGTGCCAGCAGAGGTGCTAGAAGAGGTTGCAGAGGTAGCAGCATCGGTCGCACTAGTGGCTGCGTTGGAGGCGCTTGTAGAGGCACTGGAAGCACTTGCCGCAGCAGCAGTGGCACTGATAGCGGCAGCTTGAGCTTGTTGAACAGACAACAATCTAAAATTATTTGACTGGTTAGCACTTGAATTAGCACTCGTTGCAGATGTAGCAGCGTTGCTTGCTTGGGTAGTAGCACTAGTTACGCTAGTGTTGGCTGCTGAGGCGCTTGTAGCAGCGTTTGCAGCACTAGTGGCGGCATTAGTGGCGCTGGTAGCAGCATCCGCAGCATAGCCAGCTACAGCATTAACTGTTGCATCGTCTGTGGCGTCACTAGCGCCTCCTGCTCCACGATAAATACTCATTTAGGTTCCTTCTTTTGTTTGGGCTTTGGTTCTGTCTCTTCTACAACAACATACTCATCATGCTTTAGCATTTCAGTAATATCTTGTTCACTAAGAAACTCATAAACTTGTTTGGTGTGAATACATTGAAATTTCATAAAGCCTTTCCTATATGCTTTTAATAAAGAATAGAGAAAAGGCCGACACCTTGTGAGTGTCAGCCCCTTCAATGCTTAGGCTGGGACGGCCAGAGCAACAGCAGCGCCATCACGCAGCTCTTGAACACCGTACAGGGTGTCTGCGGTGAACAACGTACCCAGATATTCCTGCTTGTATTGAGTTTGGGTGCGAACGCCCATTTGCTCAACCAACACAGCAAAGTCTTTGTGGCCCATCAGAGCAATACGGCAAGCAGTGGTACCCGAAGTCGTATCAGCATTGCTGGTTACAAACACAGGCACGCCGTACACGTTACCAACTTCACCGTTACGGATGACGTTGTTGCCACCAGCTTCGCCAACGAAGGCTTGCTCGGTGAAACGTGCAATACCCATCATGGTGTTGCGGCTGGAAGGAGGAACCAACAAGAAGCGTCCGTCCATAGGCACGTCTTGGTCGTCAAGGCGTTGAATGGAACGACGAATAGCAATGTCGGTGATAGCAGCCAAGCCGGTGTTAGCACCAGCCACATAAGCGGTGGTGCCGTCAGCGCCGGAGAAGGCACCGGAGTAGGCAGTGGTGCCGCCGCCGCCGTTAACGCTACGACCCAGAGCAACCAGATCGCTGTCAACTTGACGAGCCAAAGCATAACCAGCATCTTCCGTGTAGAAGCTACGCAGCGAAGACAGGGCTTGCGTTTCCACAATGTCTTCGATCAGGCGGCTATACTCGTAGTGCTTGTTGATGGTAGCAATGATTTCGCTTTCAGTTGCAGCAATCAGATTCACCTGAGTGGAAGCAGCTTTCAACGAGGCAGAGCCACGGGTGGGAGCAGGAATGTGAACGGTGTCACCTTTCTTGCCTTTGAAACTCATCTTCTTGATGAGGTTCGCGAGAACCAGATTCTTCTGGTAAGAAGCAATAATTTCATCCGACCAAATTGCGGGGATGAAAGTTGCAGCAGTAGTCTTAGTGACGTGAGCGGTACCGAGAGCCATATTTTAATTTCCTATTTAATGTTCACCGAAGTGGTGAGGAGCAGCGAAGCTGCGACTATTTAACCCTGCCTTCGTTGTATGCAGCCATAATGTCATCAGACAAGGCTTCATAGCGTCGAGGGTCAGTCATGCGTAGCCGAATGAGGTCTGCACGACGATAGATTTTCTGAGAAGACTCACCAGTTCCACCAGTGTCTACAGACGCAGCTTTGAGGCTTTGTTTAAGGGCTTGTGACCCATCTGCCTTGCTTTGTTGTGCTTTCACTGAACGAATTTGTTTAAACGTAGAAAGAAGTTCATCAGCAGAAGCTAGATCGTAGTTGGCATCAGCCTGCGCGTACATATTAAGACGCACTGGCGAAGCCTTCACCCAATCAATAAACTCTCCGTCTTTTACAATTTCTGCCATATCAGGGTGCTTTTTATTAAGCATTTCCTGAGTGCGCATTTGTCGCATTTCCTGTGCTGCTTGTTTAGCTGCAAGCACATCGGGATGTTTATCTACTGCATTGCGAACTGCCTTCTTTGGGTCTTCAAAGAAATCAATTTCGTTTTCTTCTTGTACAGGCGATTGTTGTTTCGTGGAGAGTTGTTGTTTAATGAGGTCGTCTGCCAGCCTACGAACTTCACCTACTTCTTGTGCTTGTCGTCCAATTAGCCTCTCAGCCTCTTGGTGCATATGCACAATGTCCTCAAGACTCTTGCCCGAATATTTATCGGGAATCTTAGGCTTTTCGGTTTCAGCAGCTACGTTAGTAGCGCCGTCTTGGTTCGTAATGTCGTCAAAGCTTTCATCGCCCAGTTCTTCATTTTCAATAAATGCCATGTTTACCTTTCATCCTGCCCGTAAGGGGTTTTAGGATATTTAAATATGAATCCAGATTACGCATTAGCTGCGGCTGTCTTCTGTTCTTGTTTAAGCTTTTCAGCTCGCTTTTTAACCCACTTGTCAGCAGCACCGGGGAACGCACCAGTGATGCCCTCCAAGGCTATGCGTGGAGTGGATATTTGTCTAATGGCTTCAGCCCCGCATTCTCTGCATGGTGCAGTACGGATAGCATCGTCCACTAGTTGGTCAGAAATATGCGAATTGCCACAAATAAACTCAAACATTCGTTTCATTTTGAATTTCCTCGTAAACTTCTTCGCACATTGCCTTCCGTCCTAAAATCAAATCAATAATATCTAGTTGTCCCTGACGAAACTTCAATTCTTGTTCTGTCTTAACTACGTAAATGTTATTGATGTTGGCTTTTAGTTTGTTAATGTCCTCAATGAAAGCTGCCCATCCGGGCGTAGCCATCGTTGAGAACGTGTCTTCGTAATATGTTTGCAACCCTTTATCCATATAGGAGAGTCCTTTCGTTTATTTCTGTTTATTTGCCATTTGCATTGCAGCAATGCGTTCGTTAGAAGCTGAATCGCTGGCTTTCAAATTAACTACCTTCTCTTTCAGCATCAAATCTGCCAATTTAAGACGTTTCTCGAAGCTGTCTCCTTGGTCGAGGTTCGTGGCTGCTGCTTGCACAAGCTTCACACGGTGCTCTTCAGGGATGAGTTGAGCCTCAATTTGCGTCTTTTGGGCATCTGCTGCCTTAGACATTGCACTAGCCTTCAAGTCGGCTGTTTGGGCCTCTACAAGCCCTGCTTGAGCCTGTTGCTGTGCTTGTTGTGCCTGTTGAGCTGCTGGGTCAGGTTGGCTCATCTTCTCAAGCGTAGCCATAAGCTCTGCTCGGTTAGACAAACTGCTGTTAGACAAGATGCCCTTGAGGAGCACAGGAAGTACAGGAGTATTTGGCCCCAAAGTTTGCAACAAACCAATTAGTTGTTGTTGTTCAAACTCACGAGCAAGAATACCAAGGGTAGCTGTTGGAAGGAAGACAACATCTACAGAGGGATAGCGCTCTGGGTCAAACTGCATATAGCGATAGGCAGCTTTGTAGATGAAAGGAATCATGAAGTCTTCTTGGAAGTTCACCAATGTACGCTTGTACTTCTTGATGATGCCTGCCATAGCCATTGACATTCCCTGCTGTCCGCCTTCACGAGGAACATTAGAAGGAAGACCAGCGCTATCCACTGTTCCTGTGGCCTGCAACAACATACGCTCAAAGTTCTGAGCAGCCGCTGGAGCATCTTGGGTTGTTTGTCCGAAATGGAACGGGAAGAGAATCTCTGCTGGAGGGCCGTTGGTGAGAATAGCCTTACCGGGCTTAATCTCGAACTTAGCGCCCCGTGGAAGCCTCGTAGCGTCCATAGCCATCATAGGGGCCGTGGTGAGCGCTACGGAGTCCATATGAGCTCTTAGCTGGCCGTCAATGGCCTTCTGCATATTGTAGGCTTTCTCCACCGTGCCACGGCCATGAAAGCGTCCCGGCACCGTATCGTCTTGATAGGCCACTACAGGGCGGTCTTTCATCATGTACGGAGAAGCTTCAGCTTTAAGCAGCATGTTGTCATTAGCAATAATAACAATGGCTTCTACCAGCTCGGAATAGTCGTCAGCAAGGCTGTCTTCCGGAAAGAGGTCTACTACTTCTTCTCCATCATTTTCCAGCTGTTCCAAATACTCACGAGGAACAAGGCCGTAATAGGTGATAACCTTTACCTTGTCGTCTTTGAAGTTTGTAAGCTCTTGTGTAGCTTCGAGGGAAGTGTCGTCGTAGGTAGATTGAATGTCCACCTTGCGGTAGGTGCCCTTCTCCATACCAGCAACAATCTGATGAATAGAAACGTAGCGCTCAATTGCCACGCCCATTGCTTCTTCAATTGTTTCAGCGTTAGGGTCAATGAGGAAGTTCTTGGGGTTGATTGGTTTAATTGAAACACTGATTCGTGTTCCTTCTTCTACACCAATGGCTGCTTGGCCTTGTACACCCGGCATACGTTGCGTAGCGGGCTTCATGCTCTTCAATTCTTTTACAACCACCTCACCAATGCCTGTACCATAAATCTCAGCCATGAGTTCAATATGGTCAATGCTTTTCTTAATTTTGTCTCGCTTAAAATCTTCCATCAGCTGAGACTTAAGCTGCTCAACGTCCATTGGGTTGCCGTCTACGTCCTTAATGTCGTCTTGAATGTCAAAGAATTCTCCTTGACCAAAGATGGCTTCTACGATTTCAGCATGACGTGTTTCAACTGCTTGTTGTGTAGCAGGGGAAATGATACGGCTGCGTTCGCTGTCACGGGTTTTGTCTTGAGCGTCCCATTGTCCACGGAAGATGCGTTCATACTCTTCCCATGCAGACATATAGTTGGTGTCACGGTAGTCGCGCCACCGCTCAACGTGAGAGAAAACCCACTCAGTGAGTTCTTTGTCACTTTCTGTGGGCTCTTCCCATTCTGGTTCTTTAGCCATGTGTTTCCTTATTTAAATGCTTAGGCTAGTAGCCCGCAATAATGTCCATTGTTTCGTATTCCTCGTCTTCGTAGTCGCTTTGATACGTAGAGATGGCAAGTTGGTCGGCGTAAGAGAGCGCGTCAACTAAATCGTCGTGCATTCCCGCAGTGGGAAACATCGCTATCTGGTCAAAAGCTTCTCGCCAATCTTCATCTTCGTTAAAAGAGATACGACCGTGTTCAAGACGTCCCTGCAAAGCCCACGCAATTCGATCTTGTTTGCGCTTGTTTCCATGTGTGAGGTCTTGAATATGCGCGTATACATTTGTTTTACGCATTGCGTCGTTAATATAAGGAAGTACAGCATTTTTCAATGCCCCTCGTTCGATGCCAACGGCAATAGGCTGATGTTCGCGGATAACATTAATAATAGCCGCTGCTGTTTGTTTAACATCCCAGCGTCCATGCTCAATACTTTTAACCCACCAGTCGCCTTCATCTGTAATTTTAACAATTGCTATTGCTGTCTCATCAAGTCTGCTTTTAGAAGCACTAGGGTTTTTACCAACTTCTTCAAAACCAGCTAAGTCAACTGCGATGTACCAGCTACCGTGTTTAGGCTCTTCACCGAACTTAATCCACTCTTCTTTGAACAACCCTGCACCAGCGTTGTTGAAGGAAGACATATATTCCTGGTTGAAAGCAAAGCTTGATAATGTACGCTTTGCAGCTTCAATCTCTTTAGGGTCAATCGTTTCATTGTCAGCAGTGGTAAAGTGCCACGACTTCCAATCTTCATCCACAC